CGTGAAGAGGGCCTACATAGTCGCTGACAATGACAGGCCCGGCAAGGCTGCAATACCTAAGATCGCTCGCCAGTTGCGAGGGATTACGACATTCTCCGTTGAATTCACCGACCTTTGGCCTGTTTCATTCGACCTGGCTGACAACTTCCCGAAGAAGATGTTCGCCAAGATCGGCTCAGTGACACACTACAATGGCCCAGCGTTCCGTGACGTGCTGCACCCGGCCACTTGGGCCACTGACATGGTTCCTAATCCTGAAGGAAAAGGTAAAGATGTCCCTGTGCTGCGCAAGGAGTTCGTGGACATGTGGGTCTGGGTGGAGGAGACTGACACCTTCCTCTGCAAGGAGCGCCCAGAGATCAATCACCAGTTGCAGTTGTTCAACTCAATGGTGGCACCCTTCAGCGACACCCGATCAACAGGCCAGTTGCTCCAAGGCACCTACAAGGGCCGCACCGCCAAGGTCTGTTACCGCCCGGACATAGCTGCGCGCATCGTGACCGACCGGACAACGTCCGCCGTCAACCTGCACACTCCTGCGTCAATCAAGCCTGTGAAAGGCGACCCGGCTCCTTGGCTCGAATTCTGCGAGTACCTGTTCCCGATCGAACGAGAGCGGCAGGCAGTGCTGCGCTGGTGCGCTACGCTGATCGCCCGGCCAGAGGTCAGGATGCTGTATGGCCTGCTGCTGGTGAGCGAACGTCAGGGCATGGGCAAGTCCACCCTCGGCGAACGCATTCTGGCTCCGCTGGTGGGGATGCAAAATGCAGGCTTCCCTGGCGAACGGGACATCGTTGAGTCCGGGTTCAACGATTGGGTGGCCAACAAGCGCCTCATCGTGGTCGGCGAGATCTACACAGGTCACTCGTTCAAATCGTACAATATACTTAAGCATTACTTGACGGACAAAAGTATACGTGTCAATGAAAAGTTCCAGCGCCCGTATACCATCGAAAACTGGACCCATTTTGTGGCCTGTTCCAACTCAAAAAAGGCTCTTCGCATTGAAGAAACGGACCGTCGATGGTTCTTTCCAAGGTTAAATGAGACGCCTTGGAAACGGGAAAAATGGGGTGAATTTTACGAGTGGCTGAGTTCTGGAGGGCTTTCGATCATCGCACACTGGGCTGAGGAATATGGGCAGTATGTCGAGCCTGGTGAGCATGCGCCGATGACTGCTGACAAGCAGGCTCTCATCGAGGACTCAAAGGGTGAGGTGCTCAACCACTGGGCAGACATTATGGCGGCATGTGAGGCGGAAGAAGAGGCAGTTGTGTTCGCGCTGAATGAGGTGAAAGGGGCCATGGCTCGTCGGCACCAAAGGGTGTTTGAGTCGGCCCTTCAGTTCAAGAAAGAGGCCATGGCTCGTGGCTGGGGGACGATCTCTGAAAGGGTGTCGATAGACGGTGGATTGAGCCATGTTGTTGTGTCACCTGCCTTGGTGAACGAGGCACTCAACAAGGCCGACGAGGGTGACAAAAAGGCGTTAAGATCGTGGGCCATTTCCAAAATGGCGCGTCTTGGAGACAGGATCTTTAGGGGAATGTGATTTTTGGGCTCTGCAAGAAAACCCAAGGAAAACAATGACAGGTCTTTTTCTTTTTTCCGATCTCTCTCTGGATCCTACTCTTAAGAAGAAGAAGAAGAAGAAGAAGAAGAAGATAGAGGGGTAGGAAATGCGACTAAATCGGAAAGAAGAAGGAAATGGATGGATGGCCTTTGAGTCGGCTTACAAGAGGGAGTTTCGGGCGACATTGGGCGTGTGGTCGGAGGCTTACGAGCCTGCGCGCGGGTCTGGAGTCGGCTACCCTGATTTGCAGTTTCTGGTGTGTGGAATTCTTGTGCCTGTGGAGCTCAAAAAAGGCAGGTTGAAGGGTGAGAGGATTTACCCGATGAATGTACGTCCGTCACAGATAGCTTGGCTGCACAATTTTAACAAGGCTGGTGGCCGAGCCTTCCTGCTGGTGTGCACGGGGGAGCCCTCCCGGATGAGTGCTTGGGCAATACCGTCAATCGACAGAGAGGTGACTTCAAAATGGAAACAGGGCTGGTTGGTGGAGGATTGCACCCAGTGGGTCTTGGCTGGGGGCCTGACGACAAATTTATCATCATTGGTGTTGGGCATGAAAGAGTAAAAGCATTCAGAGAAATACTTGAGCTTTGGCCAACCGCAGAAATTGTCGCGCCCATTGAGCGCAGGATGGTCCGGCCACGCCGAAAGAGCAAGACTGGCGAACCGTTCTTTATAGAGCGCCCATTGTTCATGGAGTACGTCGCAGTCGGCAGGGTGACAGAGTGGGAGGCACTGCTAAGAAAAGATTGGTGCCTGTTTGTTCTCAAGGAAGGTGAGCGCCCAAAGCAGCTGACAAGAGAATGCCTAAAGGGGATGCTGACAAAGAGCATGCTGAAGAGTTGGGAGGGGGCCGTTGTCGAGATAGTTTCAGGTCCGATGAAGGGGCAGAGAGGGATCTACCGTAAGGGTCGGGTTGAGGTCGGCTTATTTGGTCGTCAGGTTCAAGTCAAGGTGAGCGTCTTCAATCTGTCGATGGTCTAACTTTTTGCTTTTCTTCCTTGCAATTTTCAGGCATAAATTAGGGATAGCCTGCAGGCAAATCGGCCTGCATGATCGTTCCCAGGATGCCAGCCCACGGCAGTGGGTGAAAGCGCAAGTGAGCCAGTTGGGACGGCGAGAGAAGGTGGGACCCACTTTCTCTCCTTGTTGCGAAGCATTGCCAAGACCTAGAGTTGTGGGCCCCCATGGTGCAGGAATGTGCCCAGTGAACGAACATCATCCCGCAAGCGCGGCTGCACCCACCAATGGGACAAGGCGATGGCAGCCCATCACAGGGTTCTCAGCTTCAGTCGGGAGTCCTTTTCTCATGAGGGCACAAACCTATGACAATCATCTATCGTCCCGAAAGCGACTTCCCCTTCTGGGGTGTCCGCGATGACGGTGCTATCGTCTGCGCCTGCTCCACAGAGGTCGCCGCAAAGCGGATCACAGGGCAGTGAGAGAATGCTTCTTCGTGGTGGTTGTGGGTAGGGTGTGATGCGCGAACGCCCGCCCACCAAGGAGCAAGTCAAGAAGATCGCCGACCGTGCCGAGCGCGTCGAGAAGAATGCACAGGGACGACCTGGTCGCCCGTCGCTCTACTCGCTGAAGCTGGTCGAGGAAATCTGTGCCCGCATCGCAGACGGTGAGAGTCTGCGCACGATCTGCGACGATGATACCATGCCAGACAGGGCAACGGTCCTGCGGTGGCTCGCCGCGCACCCCGATTTCGCGGCCAAGTACGCGCGCGCTCGGGAGGCCCAAGGCGACGCAATGGACGAGAAAATCCTCGCCGTTGCCGACGCTTGCACTAACGAGACCGCTGCCGCCGATCGGGTGAAGATACTCGCCTACCAGTGGCGAGCTTCCAAACTGGCGCCGAAGAAGTACGGCGACAAGATCGAGCACACCGGCCCGAACGGCGGCCCCATCGAGCACAAGGACGTGAGTGCGCGTGATGAACTCGCTGGCCGTCTCAATAGCATCGCTTCCGGACGCCGAGAGGGCGGCGATCCTCGCAAGCCTCACTGAGGCGCAGGCCGAGGAGCTTCTGCACGACTGGCGGTTCTGGGCAAGGCCCAATCAGATTGCGCCGGACGGCGACTGGCGAACATGGATGGTATTGGCAGGGCGCGGCTTTGGCAAGACCGAGGCGGGAGCGCAATGGGTGAGGGAGCGGGTCGCCAGCGGCGCCCGAAACATCGCGATTGTCGCCGAGACGCAGAAAGACCTTGAGGAGGTCATGGTCTCGCGACTGATGTCCATTCACCCGCCGGCCGAGGCGCCGAAGGTCCGCTACAAGCCGGTGCGGCTGGTCTGGCCGAACGGCGCGATGGCGCTGGGCTACAACGGCACCGAGCCCGATCAGCTACGCGGACCCGAGTTCGATACTGCCTGGGTCGACGAGCTCGCCAAGTACCGGTACGCCCGCGAGACGTGGGACATGCTTCAGTTCACCATGCGCAAGGGGCGAGACCCGCGCGTGCTGGTGACGACGACCCCAAGGCCGATCCCGGTCCTCAAGGAGATCATGGCCGACACATCGACGAAGGTCACTCGCGGCTCGACCTTCGACAATGCCGATAACCTGCCTGCGGCGTTCCTCCAGACGATCCGCGACAAATACGAAGGCACGCGCCTCGGCAGGCAAGAGCTAAACGCCGAAATCCTTGACGATGTGCCCGGCGCCCTCTGGACGCGTGAGATGATCGACAGGGCTCTGGTCGCCAAGGCCCCCGATCTCGTTCGCGTCGTCGTGGCCGTCGATCCCTCCGGCACCAAGGGTGTGGCCGACAAAGGCGACAGCATCGGCATCGTCGCGGCTGGCAAGGGCGCGGACGGGAATTGCTACGTCCTCGCCGACCGCACCTGCAAGCTCTCGCCGGACGGCTGGGGCCGCCGCGCGGTCGAGGCATACCACGAACTAAGCGCAGACCGGATCGTGGCCGAACGCAACTTCGGCGGCGCCATGGTCGAGTACGTCATCCGCACCGTCGACCCACGGGTCTCCTACCGGGAGGTCACGGCATCAAGAGGCAAGGTCGCACGGGCCGAGCCCGTCGCGGCGCTATACGAGCAAAATCGCGTCAAGCACGTCGGCGGGTTTCCAGACCTTGAAGACCAGATGTGCGCCATGACCCCTGACGGCTATCTCGGTGAAGGGTCGCCTGACCGGGCCGACGCGCTGGTCTGGGCCATCACCGAACTGATGCTGAGCAAGCCGGTCCCTGTGGCCTCGTCTGGAACATTTGTGAGGCTTTGATGGCAGACGACTATACGCCGGCCACGCGGTCCTCGGCCTATAACGCAATGCTGCCGGCGTGGCAGAAGATCGACGCGATCCTGGCTGGTGCCGAGGCTGTGCGCGCGGGTGGGGTGCTCTACCTTCCCAAGTACGATGGCGAGACGAAAGCAGAATACGAGCGGCGCCGGATGTACGCGCCATGGCGGCCTGAGTTTGAGGACGCGCTTCGCAATCTGGCATCCCGGCCGTTCCAGAAGGACGTGACCCTGTCCGGTAGCGTCTCGCAGCGGATCAAGGACATCGCCGAGGACATCGACGGGCAGGGGAATAACCTCACGCAGTTCGCCGCGGCGGTGTTCAAAGCAGGGCTCGCCCGCGGCTTCCACGCGATCCTGGTGGACTACCCCCCGATTGCCCCCGGTGCGACACTGGCGGATGAGCGTGCATCAGGCGCAAGACCCTATTGGGTCCACGTTCCATGCACGGAACTGATTGCACTTTACACCGAGTTCGTCAACGGCCGCGAGGTCATCACCCACGCCCGCCTGTACGAGACGACAATCGTCCGCAAGGGCTACACCGAGGACATCGTCGAAAGGGTCCGCGAGTTCAATCCCGGCGAGTGGATCACATGGAAGCGTCAGACCGGCGCCGACAACGTGACCACATGGACTGAAGAGGGCCGCGGGACGCTCAACCGGAACGGAAACGGCTCTATCCCGCTGGTGATCTTCTATGCCGGCGAACGCAATGGCCCTTTGGTCAAGGCCCCGCTCGATAATGTCGCGGAAGTCCAGCTTGAGCTTTACCGCGCCCTGTCCCGCAAGGACGAGGTGATGACCTATGCCGGGAGCCCGATGCTTTCGGCCAACGGCATGGCAAAGCCCCCGGAAGGCGAGACGATCATCACCGGCCCGAAGCGCATTCTCTTCGCCCCGCCCGGCGGGGATGGTAACTCCCCATCGTGGGATTTTATCCAGCCGAACGCCGCGAACATCAAGGAAGTCCGCGAAGACATCGCGGCAATCGTTGACGACCTTCGCCGCCTTGCCATGCAGCCTATGGTCAAGGGCACGGGAAACCCCACAGCTACCGGCCGGGCCATCGACGCGGCACGCTCTCATTCTGCTGTGCAGCAATGGGCGCTCTCGCTCAAGGACGCGCTGGAAGCGGCGTTCGTGATGACCTGCGAATGGCTTGGCGAGCAGCCGAACGTCGAGGTTACTGTTTTCACCGACTTTCAGGCTGTGCCCTATGAGCCGGAAACGCTGCGGGCTCTCAACACGGCCCGCGCGAACAAGGATCTGTCGCAGCGCACCTATTGGGAGAACCTGCGGCGCCTTAACGTGCTGTCGTCCGACTTCGACCCGGACGCAGAGGAAGAGGCGCTCGCGGCAGAGTTTGAGGGGCTGGAAAGCGAAGAGCCGATCGATCCTCGCACCGGGGCGCCGCTCGTCCCCGTCGTTGAGCCAGAGCTGGTCGCGTGATCCACGATACGGCCTTCATCCACCCCAAGGCGCATGTTGAAGGGGCCACGATAGGGGCACGTTCCAAAGTCTGGCAGTTCGCCAGTGTGATCCGCGGGACGGTCCTCGGGGAGGACTGCCAGGTCGGGGCAGCCGCAAATCTCGACGGGCCTGTATTTGGGGACCGCTGCATCATCAGCCCTGGCGTGATAATGGGGCCAGGTTTCGTGGTCGGCAATGACGTGTTCATCGGGCCGAATGTGACTGTCTGCAACGACGTGTGGCCGGCGGTCCATAAGCAGGGCTTTGACCTCGACGGATTCCGGAACGGCTTCGTCACGGTCCTTATCAAGGACGGGGCGGCCATCGGAGCTAACGCTGTCATCCTCCCTGGTGTCGTCGTCGGCGGGGGTGCGACTGTCGCCGCGGGCAGCGTCGTCAGCGCCAATGTTCCTGATGGGGGGCTTTGGACCCGCAAGGGGGCCGCGATCCCCTCCAGCGCGGTTTGTAAGTCTGACCGAATGCGGGCAGTATCATGGTGACTTTCGCTTGCTGCCTGTGGGACCCGAACCGCTCATCTTTTCCGTTCTCGTGCTGCTACAATGAGACGTGGGTAGATCGCTTGTTTCGGGGCTTTGCCCGAAATACCACGCACCCCTTCCGCTTCGTGGTCTTCACCGACCGCAAGCGCGAGTTCGCACAGCGGATTGACCAGATACCGCTTTCGGCCTCTGCGCCTGACTATTCGTCCTGCATCGAGCCATTCAGCATCAACGGTCCCCTGGTCGTGGCCGGGCTTGATACCGTCATCACCGGCAATATCGACGCGCTCGTTGACTATTGCCATACCTCCGACCGCATCGCGCTGCCGCGCGACCCCTACCAGCCCGAAATCGCCTGCAACGGCGTCTCGCTCGTCCCGGCCGGCCTCACCTCCATCCACAAACTGCACCGGGGCGAAAACGACATGGAGTGGCTGCGGAAGTTTCCGCACAACTTCATCGACGACCTCTTTCCGGGGCAGGTGGTCTCATACAAGGGCAGAGTGAGAGACAGCGGGCTTGGTGACGCCAGGGTCGTCTATTTCCACGGGGAAGAGAAACCCCATCAGATCAGCGCCCCATGGCTCGCCCGACACTGGCGCTAGTCCTCGGTGGCGCGGCGTGTGTCTGGGATGACATCGCTGCGGCGCTCGACCTCGCAGAACCTGATTACGTCTTCGCCTGCAACGATATCGGAACCCGCTGGCCTCATCGCCTCGACGGGTGGGTCACTCTCCACCCCGAAAAGATGGTCGGGTGGCGCAAAGAAAGAAAGGCCAACGGCTTCACCTCGGCCCTCGTCCACGTTGGGAACGAGATCGCGCCAGGGGTCGATCGGGTCGTTGATTATCGCTTTCCGAGCATGGGGAGTTCGGGGTCTTCAGGGCTCTATGCTGCCAAGGTTGCGATGGAGTTGGCTGACCGCATCGTCCTGTGCGGCGTGCCAATGCAAGCCCGCGAGGCTCATTTCTTTGACGCGGCCCAGTGGGCAGAGTTCGGATCGTTCACTCAGGGGTGGCAAGACGCCATGCCCTACATCAAGGACCGCGTCCGCTCCATGAGTGGGTGGACCAAGGAATTGCTTGGGGCTCCGTCCCCGCAATGGCTGGCCGGGTGATCCTGCCAACCAAACCAGGCCCTCGGCGTGATGCCCGGCCACACTCTCGGGATGAGACATGCTAAAGCTGACGGTAGATAGCCTCGATGCCATCGATGAGCCCCTGCGTTCTCTCTATGAGGAGAACGAAGGCAAGTTCCGCCTGAAGGTTGACGGTGTGGAGGACACATCGGGATTGCGTTCCGCGCTCGAAAAGGAGCGCAAGGCGGCGCGCGACCTCGAAAAGCGGGTCAAGAAGTGGGAAGCCCTCGGCAAGTCCGAAGAGGAAATCCAGGCGCTTCTTTCCGCTGCCGAACAGGCCGAGCACGAGAAGGCCAGCAAGGCCGGGGAGTGGGAAAAGCTCCGCGCCCAGATGAACGAAAAGCACGAGGCGGCTCTTCGTGCCGAGGCTGACAAGTCCACCAAGATGCGGGCCACCCTGGAACGCTATCTGGTCGATGCAGCCGCAACCACTGCAATCGCAGCCGCCAAGGGCGTCCCCGAACTCCTCCTGCCGCATGTCCAGCGGCATGTGAAGGTGGTTGAGGAAGACGGCGATTTTGTCGCCCGTGTGGTCGATGCGAAGGGTGATCCTCGCGTCAATTCCAAGGGCGAGCACATGACCATTTCGGACCTCGTTGGCGAAATGCGCCAGTCCGAAGTGTTCGGCCGGGCCTTTGAAAGCTCGGGCAATGCCGGCAGCGGGAAGCAGCCGGGGAACGGAGCCGGGGGAGCCGGCGCAACTCGCAAGTCCGACTTCAAGTCGGAGAAGGACCGGGCGGCCTACGTCGAGAAACACGGCGTCGAGGCTTACCGCAACCTTCCAAACTGAAGCGGGCACCACGCAATCGGCTCACCATAAGGAACCTGACCCATGGCCGATTACCTTGCCTCGAATATGAAGATCTACCAGGAGTACATGAAGACCCGCGCGGCTGAAACGCTTCAGCAGCAGGCGGATGCATTCAATGCGGCGGTCAACAACGCCATCATCCTGTCCACCGCCGAGAAGGCCGGCGACTACGAGTACGAGAGCTTCTTCAAGAGCATCTCCGGACTCGTCTCCCGCCGCGATACGACCTCGGTGTCTGCCGCGACGAAGCTGTCGATGGAGCAGGCCGAGTTCGCCCGCGTCAAGCTGAACCGCAAGATCGGCCCCGTCGATATGGCGCGTGATGCTTTCCGCAAGGCTTTCGCCCGGTATTCGGAGGCTGAGTTCTCCGGCATCCTCGGCGGGCAGGTCGCGGTGGCACAGCAGCTCGACATGCTCAACTCGGTTCTGCTTGCGACCCGAGCTGCGCTCGTCACCGCGTCTTCGGGCGCGATGATGTACACAGTTCCCTCGTCTGGCACGATCACCACGACTTCGCTCGTGGATGCTCTCGCCAAGATGGGCGACCGATCGGATCGTGTCGTGGCCTGGGTCATGCACTCCAAGGTGTACTTCAACCTGGTGAAGGAGCAGATCACGCAGAAGATCGACGGCGTGTCGAACTTCAACGTCCAGACGGGCACGCCGATCACACTGAACCGCCCGGTGATTGTGACGGACAGTGCAAGCCTTACTGCGGGTTCACCGCTCGACTACTATACGCTTGGCCTCGTCTCCAATGCGGCCATGGCGGAGGTGACCGAGACCAACGATATCGTCGTTGACGATGTGACCGGTCTCGAAAATCTGATCACCCGTATGCAGGGCGAGTTCGCCTACAACGTGGGCGTCAAGGGCTTCCGTTACGACGTGGAGAACGGCGGCGCCAACCCGAACGCCACGGCGCTCGGCACCGGCACCAACTGGGACAAGGTCGCGACTGACAACAAGTCGCTGGCCGGCGTGGTCCTGAAGAGCCGTTGATGAAATACGGGGCGGGCTTCGGCTCGCCCCGCTTCTCTTTCGGAGGCGAACGATGCTGATCCTGTTTTATGGCGAAGACGGCGAGGCCGGGAAGGCCCGTCTCAAGGCTCTGAAGTCCGAAGGCATAGCCGCTCGCCTTTACCATGCGACTGCGTGCAGGGAGGCCGAGCCGGCCCAGGGTGTCGAGTTCCTCCATGATGTGACGGAATACGAGCGGTCCCGGCTGGAGGCTCTTTTTGGCTTCGCAGGGCATCGTCAGCCACCGTTTGCGCCTCCTCCTCCTGCGGACCCCGCAGAAGCGACGGAAAGGCCAGGAAAAGGCCCCGGTGGCCGCTGGTACGTCAAGCGGGGTCGGGAGATCATGAGCGGCCCCTATGCTTCTGAGGATGATGCTGCATCTGCTATCGGGGCGAGGGCCTGACGATGGCTCTCAGCGTTGAGGATGGCACCGGCGACATTGCGAGCGATGCCTATGCGTCGGTGTCCACGGTCGCGGCCTATGCGGTGGCTCGCGGCAAGGTGTTCCCTTCGTCACCCGCTGCGCCCGCTGAGGCTGCCATCCGCATCGCCACATCATGGATCGACGCCACCTATCGGGGCCGGTTCCCCGGCAGGCGCCTCAACGGTCGCGAACAAGCTCTCGAATGGCCGCGCTCCGGTGCGACCGACACCAACGGCGAAGAGGTTGCCTCGGATGAGGTGCCGCAGGAGATCGTCAACGCCGTCTGTGAGGCCGCTATCCGTGAGTTTGCCAAGCCCGGCACCCTTGCGCCGGACCTGAAGCGCGGTGGCGCGATCAAGTCCGTAAAGGCTGGCAGCGTGCAGGTGGACTACATGGCCGGCGCGTCTGCCGAGACGACGTTCAAGGCGATCGACCAAGCGCTTTCGTCTCTTCTGCCTGCCCGTTCGGCCTATTCCGTGCTTGCCGTGAGGGGTTGATGAGCATCCTCGACGACCTGCCCGACACTATCGGCGGCGCGCTCGCAGACACGTTCCGCGATGCCACGCTGACGAAGACCACCACGACGCCCGCGGCGAACCCGTGGGACTCGCCGACGACCTCGACGGCATCCTACACCTGCAAGGCCCTTCGCGACACGTTCGGCGCCTATTGGCTGTCTGGCGGGCTCGTGGACGCCGAGGACGTGAAGGTGCTGATCTTGGCCTCCACGCTTTCCGTCGCGCCTGAAGCCGGCGACCGCATCACGATCGGGTCGGAGATGTGGACGATTGTTCCGGCGGGAAGCGGCAAGCCCGCGGTGGCAACCGATCCGGCGAACGCGGTCTGGGAACTCAGGGCACGCAAATGACCACGATCGCATATCGCGACGGCATCATGGCATCGGATAGCGGCTCGTGGGTAGGCGGGGCGTTAATTTCGTGGGCTCGCAAGTTGGCGGTCGGGCCGGACGGCACGCTCTACGGTGCCACCGGCAATGCGCCCGAAGCTACGGCATTCCTGCATTGGGTTGATATGGGCTGCGAAGGCGACCCGCCGAAGGCCGAGGCGCTGCCTGATAGCGGCAACTCGTTTCTTGTGCTCGCGGCCCGCCCGGCGGGGCATATCGAACTCATCGGCGCTCGCGGTATTGAACGCTACATGGCGCCGTATTTCGCGCTGGGGGCTGGGGCGGCAGTGGCATACGGCGCGCTGTTCATGGGCGCGACCGCGGAACAGGCAATCGAGGCCGCAAAAGAGCACGGGGATGGTGCCCACGGCCCCGTGCAAAGCGTTCGGAGCTCGTTCGCCTGATGGCAACCGAGGACGAAGACCCGCGCCTTGACACCCTCGCTGACGCCGCGGTCATTCACCATGTGAGGTCGCGTTCCATTCTGTGCCTTGAGGCCGCTATATCCTGCCTCCTCGATGGCTACGACGCCAGGGAGGTCGCGGAAATCCTCCGGCAGCACGCCGAACACCTGGAAGACCATGGCTAGGCGCGGCAACAGGAACACGCTTGAGGCGCTTCTAGATCGCCTTGAGCCGAACACCAGAAAGGCATTCGAGGATGTCATCTACGACATCCGCAGGAATATCGACCTTCAGACCCTCACAGCGCGTCTAGAGGCCCGCGATATTGAGGGCGCCATCCGCGCTCTCAATATCGACGATGCCGCATTTAGGCCGCTAGAGGCTGCCCTGGTTGAGGCGTTCAACACTGGTGGACTCGCCACAGTCAACCGTATGCCTCCGCTTCGTCTTGAGACCGGGGAGCGAGCAGTCATCAGGTTTGACGCCCGCAACCTAGTGGGCGAGGGCATCCTTCGCCAGCAGTCAGGAACTCTCATCCGAGAGATCAAGGCGGATGCCTTGTTCGGTGCCCGCTCGTATCTTTCTGACGCTCTTTCGAGAGGGGAAAACCCAACTACCACTGCGCTCGATCTGGCAGGCCGGATCAATCGCGCCAGTGGCAGGCGAGAGGGTGGTTTGATCGGGTTGACCAGTTCTCAGGTGGACACAGCTCGCCGGTTCGCTCTGGAATTGGCAACCGGGGATGCGAATGCGCTCTCCCGGAAACTCCGAGACCCCAGGTTTGATCGCACGATCCGCAATGCGATTAAAGAAGGTAGGGGGCTCACCTCTGCCGAAGCGGTGCCGATGTATCGCGCATATCTCAACCGAGCACTTCGGTGGCGTGCAGAAACGATCGCGCGGACGGAGACCATGACGGCCCTCAGCCAAGCGCAGGATGAGGCTTTTCGGCAAAACATTGAGGCTGGCAAGATTGACCCGTCTGCCGTGACATCTACTTGGTATGCGACGGGCGACAAACGAACCCGCGATACACACCGCGAAATGAGCGGGCAGAAGGTTGCATGGGGCGAACTGTTCATCTCTCCCTCCGGTGCCCGTCTCCGTTATCCGGGAGACCCGCGCGCACCCGCTTCCGAGCGGATAAATTGCCGCTGCGCCCGGTCGATTGACGTGGATTACCTAAAGCAGTTCCGCTGATGGCCGTTACGAACCTTGCCTTTTCAGCCAAAATTGAACAGTTCGACAAGGATGCGGCAAAAAAGATGACTGCCGTTGCCCGCCAATCAGCGCAAGACGTGCGGAACACGATGCTATTCGGCCCGGCCATGAGAGTTGACACCGGTTTTCTGCGCCGGTCGCTCCTAGAATCCACGACTGCGATGCCGACGATTGACCCGAACGCAAAGCCTGGTTCGTTCGCATATGAAGCCCCGCCGACCGTCAGCCTCGTGATCGCTGGTTGGGAGTTGGGGAAGCCCCTCTATATGGGGTTCACAGCGGCATATGCCGCGCATCGCGAGTACGGCGCCAACGGACAGGCCCCTGACGCATTCGTTCGCACGGCCGCGGCGCAGTGGCAGCAGATCGTCAATCGGAACGCGGCGCAGGTTCGGAAGGACTGATGACGCAGCCAAGGGTATCGGCCATGACGAGGGCGAGTTGCAGCGCTGTGAGGCTGCGGCGCGCGACCTGAAGCGCGGTGTTCCCTCGGATCGTTGCCCCCTCGGCCCGGCCCAGCGTCTCTGCCGCCTTGTGAATCAGGTCATAGACCTCGTTATCGGACAGTTTCGGCGGCATCCCCCGACCGTAGCAGCGCGCCGCGACGGCGGGAAGTGAAAGGGGTTTCGGAGATGGCCGTCTATTCGGACACCAAGGTCTGGGCTGCGCTGGCGGCTCGGCTCCAGACGCTGACCTTCTCGCCGGCCCTGCCCATCGCATGGCCGAACACGACATTCAGCCCGCCCGCAGGTCGCAAATGGCTCCGGGTCAACGAAATCCCCGCCTCGACCACGCCCTATGCCCTGTCTGGCGGCACCAGCGAGCACATCGGCCTGATGCAGGTGGACGTGTTCCGGCCCCTGAACGAGGGCCATGTCCCCGCGAAGGAGACAGCCGGCAGGATTGCCGCGCACTTCCCGGTCGCGCTTCGGCTGTTCAGCGACGGCGTGAAGGTCGTCATCACCCGATCCGAACTCGGTCCGGTCCTGAAGCAGGACACCGAGATCATGCTGCCTGTCACCATTCGGTGGCGCGCGTTCATCTGAGGACCCCACCATGCCCCGATACGATGTCACGTCCAAGGCCAAGGGCGAGCGCGGCTTCGCGCATGTTGCCGGCTTCGCCACCATCCAGCCCGGCCAGACCCTCGATGGCATGGACCTTACCGACCCCCAGGTCGCGGCGCTGATGCTGACACGGGAGTTCACGCTTTCCGCCGTCGCCGAGCCCGCCGCTATCGCGAAGACCCGCAAGGGCTGACCACCATCCATCCCGGCCCGGCCGGATCGCATGAGGCCGCTCCATTCCGGGGCGGCTTTCCTTTAACAGGAGGCCCCCATGGGCGAGAGCACGACGGCCGGCACCAAGGTCTATATCGGCACCACCGCATCGAACGGCGTCACCGACACCTACACCGAGATCAAGGAAGTCACCTCCATCTCGGCCTATGGCAAGACCTTTGCCGAAGTGACGCACACCCCCTTGGCGACCCGTGGCGTGCGCAAGCACAAGGGCTCCTTCAACGACGGCAACCTCGAACTGGAGATGGCCGACGATCCGGGCGATCCCGGCCAGATCGCCCTTGAGGCGGCGCTGGAGACGGACTTCGATTACAACATCAAGATCGAGCAGAACGACGCCGTGGCTCCGGCCTCCGCGACCGTCACGATCTCCGTCGCCACGCCCGGCGTCGTCACCGACACGGCCCATGGTCTGGCGGCGAATACCCCAGTGGCCTTCACGACAACCGGCGCGCTGCCGACCGGCCTGGTGGCCGGCACCACCTACTATGTCAAGACGGTCCTCACCGCCGACACCTACTCCGTCTCGGCCACGGCCGGCGGCGCAGCCATCAACACATCCTCGACGCAGTCTGGCGTCCACACCCGCACCACCGTCCCGGCGCCGACGACGAAGTTCATGAAGGCCAAGGTCATGTCCTTCCCGAACGCTGCCGCCACTGTGGATGCAGTCCAGGGGCGCACCTGCACCCTCGGCGTCAAGTCGGGGTCCATCTCCACCGTGAAGCGCATCCCGCTGATCTGAGGTGAGACATGCTTGGCGACGTGACGATCACTCTGGACGGCAAGCCTGTCGTCCTGAAATGCACCCTTGGCGCGGCGATGACGGTCGATCAGAACGTAGGTGGTGTTATTGCCGCCTTTCGCGCTGTCGGCGGGGGCAATATCACAGCCATGGGCGCCATCATCGCGGCCGGGTCCGGCATGGATGAGGAAGCAGCCCGCGAGGCGGTATTCCGGAATGGCGTCGGCAGCCTCATCGACGGCGTGACCGAGTTCGTCGGGCTGCTCGCCTCGGGGGGCAGGAAGCCGGAGCCGAAGAAGGATGCCACCCCCAAGGGGGAATGATGAGCCAGGCGCAGTTCCACGCCTGGCTGCTCAAGATTGCCACGGGCTGGTTAGGCTGGACAGAGGAACAGGCTCTCGCCACCCGCATGACAACTATTGCCGCGGCCTATGAGGGCCGGCTGGACATGCTCAAGGCCATCTTCGGTAGTGGCGAGGGCGACAAGCCGAAGAACAAGGTCTCGGCCAAGGTGACCGACACCAAGGCCATGCAGAAGGTCTTCGACGCTATCGGCTAGGGCTTCAGTCTGCCCATCAGCGCGGCGATGCCAAGCAGGATGAACGCCGAGAAGAGCCCTATCAGGGCGATGATGATCTGCACATCGGACCTGATCGAGACGGCGGCCAGCACCGCGACGCCGGCTCCAAGCACTGCACCCAAAATCATCAGCATGCACATCGCGTCCCCTCCTCTGGCGGCGACGAATATAGGCGCGATCAAGGATACTCGCTATGACCGAAGTCGCAACGCTTGGCATCCGCGTCCAGTCGACGGGCGTTCAGCAGGCACGGGACCAGCTTGCCCAGATGCAGCGCGCCGCGGCCGGCGCCGAGGAGGCGGCCCGCGGCCTTGAGCGGCAGGCTATGTCGTCCGGCGCAAGCCTCGGCAGGGCGTTCAGCAGCGCCTTGGTCATGGGCGCCCTGGCCGCGACCGTCACGAGCCTGAAGTCCATCAAGGCCGAGCTTCTGGAAATCGACCGCGTCTCGCGGATGACAAACCTCTCGCTGAACCAGGTCAACTCGCTCGGCGTCCTTGGCCGGATGAACGGGCTCACCGACGCACAGGTCAATACGGGCCTGACGGGCATCGCTGGCAAGTTGAACGAGGCTCGCCGCGAGGAGAACGAACTCACCGAGATCCTTGAGGCGAACAATCAGAAATACAAGGACCGCGAGGGCAACGTCATCGGCGTCAATGCAGCGCTCGAAATCGCAGCGGGCCTCATAGCCGGCGCGGCAACGAACCTTGACCGAATCGAAATCGCCAAGAAACTCGGCCTCACTGCCGAGTGGGTCCCGCTTCTGGAGAACGGCGCGCGTGCCTTCGCACAGCAGCGGGCGGAAGCTGAAGCGCTCGCTGGCACGATCGACCAGAGCCTCGTCAACGGCGCCAAGGAGTTCGACCGGGCTTGGAACTCGGCATTCACCACCTTCGGCACGACAGCCAAGGCTGAGATTGTGGCCATCGCGGCGGGCCTCGCGGGCCTCGCGGGCCAGGCGTCCACGTTCCTAGGCGGGTTGAACCAGCGGTTTCAAGGCGTGTTCCGCAGACAATACTCGGACGAGGAAGTGGCGGCCATGGGGGCCGAGCAGGTGCCAAGAGTCCTGTCTTCTCGCCCGCAGGGCATGTCCGACGCGACTTGGCGCACGCTCCAGTCGTGGATGCAGAACCAGCGCGACACGTCCCGCGACTTCGCACCTTGGGAGCGGCTGCGCCAGCCCGGTGGCGGCGGTTTCCGCTCGACCAGCATCCCCGGCAGTGGCGGCAGGGGCGGGGCGCGCAGCAATTCTGACGCTGAATCGTCCGTAGACCGGGCTATCCGCCAGCTTGAAGAGCAGACCCGGCTCATCGAGCAGAACGCCCGAACTGTGGGCATGGAGGTCGGTGAGCGCGAGCGCATCCTCGCTCTCCAGCGCGCCATGAACGTCGCGGCGCGCGACGGCGAAACCATCACCGATGCCCAGCGCCAGAAGATCGAGGCCGCAGCAGCAGCCTATGGCGAGATGGCGCGAATGGCCGACAAGGCCAAGGAGGCCCAGCGCAAGGCCGACGAGATCAACGGCGCGGCCAGCGATGCGTTCAAGGGCTTCTTCTCCGATATCCGTCAGGGCAAGAGCGCGCTTGAAGCCCTGACCAATGCGCTCGACCGTTTCGCGTCGAAGCTCATGGACATGGCCCTGGACAATATCTTCGACAGCCTCTTCGGCAAGCGCGGCCAGCCGGGGATGTTCAATCTCATGGACCTGTTCAAGGGCTTCCTGCCGGGGTTCTCGTCGGGTGGCTACACCGGGGCGGGTGGCAAGCACGACCCTGCGGGCATCGTTCACCGCGGCGAATACGTCCTGCCCAAGAGCTTCGTGGATCGGGTCGGGGTCGGCTACCTCGACAGTCTGCAGAACGGCATCGCCAAGCCGGCCAGCCCCTCGCTCGGCGGTGGCGCCAGCATGAGCCGTAGCCCGAACGTGACGGTCAACAACTACAGCCAGGCCAAGGTCCGCACCGAAACCGACAGCCAGGGCAATGTGACCTTCACGATGGAGGATCACGAACGGCGGGTTGAGAGCAACATCGCCGCGCGGATCGGCAATCGCACCAGCCCGATTGGCTCAGCCATGGCCGCCACCACGGGCGTTCCGCAGAACGCAGGGCTCGTCGGCTGATGGCGCTCCCTGTCTGGCCAAACACACTTCCCGACCTGATGCAGGAAGGCTATGGCCGCGAGCAGCGGTTTCAGGCCGCAGTGACGGAGTTCGATGACGGCCCGGTGGGCGCCCGCCGCTGGTCGCGGATCAAGGCCCGTCGCGAGACGATGCAGTGGTTCATGACCGCTGCACAGGTCGTGACCTTCGAGACCTTCTTCGACGACACGCTGCTGGACGGAACGCTGCGCTTCACCATGGTGACGCCCAATCCGGATGGCACCACCACGTCGCGAACCTGCCATTTCGAGGGCATGAAGCCGAAGGTCGCGCCTTCCGGGTCCGGTGATTGGATCGTCTCCGGTCAGGTGACGGTTTACCCATGACCGACTTCCTCTCCGCTCGCATCAGGCAACGCTATGCGAACATGGATAGCGACGCGCCATGGCAGACCGTAGAACTCAACCATTCAACCTTCGTCGACGGACCCGAGCGCTTCGTCTGCGGCCGGGACATTGACGATCACCTCACCGCTACGCTTGAGGCCGATGCGCCGTTCAATCCGGGCGCCGCGGTTGTGTTCACGTCCATGGCCTTCGACTTCATCCCGCCCGGTCAGGATGCCACCGGCCCGACCCCCGCGCGGGTGCGGATCGACAACATCTCAGGCCGCATCAGCGCGTTGATGAAGCTGACCATCACCGCCAACGACCCCGTCACGATCATCTATCGTGAGTTCGACCCGGAAGACCTGACCGAGCCGGGCTATGTCGTGAAGGGCCTCTTGCTCAAGCGCGTCCCTATCGGCGCCACCAGTGCCACCGGCGAACTCGGCTGGCGCGAGGTTCAACTCCAGGCGGTCAGCAATCAGGTCTACGACCGCGCACGGTTCCCGGCTCTGTTCGTCCGATGACCCTCACCGACTTCCTGAACACCATCAATGGCGAACCCTATTCCGAGGAGCGCCACTGCTGGGCGCTGGCCGCCGAAATCCAGTCCAGGTTCTTCGGCCGCACCCTGCCGCTCGGGACCTATGTCCGCTCGCCGGGTGAGCGCCACACATTGATCCATAGCCACCCCGAGCTTGGCCGGTGGGTCGCATCGGTCAGGCCGGTGCATGGCGCAGTCGTGCTGATGTCGCCTCGGCCGGTCAACCGCGTGGATTGCCACGCCGGAGTCTGCCTGTTCATGCCGCACCCCGTCATCGTCCACACCGAGCGACCTCAGGGTGTCGCTGTTGAGGATATTCCGGCCATCGCGGCGCGCGGCTGGCACCCGACATATTGGGTGCCGGCGTGACGGAAATCCGCTTCGTCAACGTCAATCGCGAGGAGGTCGCGCCGCGCGTCCAAACGCGAAAGAAGCGCCTTGACCTGATCGTCGAGAAGCACACCGCGCGGTTCGGCGGTGGCGAGAAGGTGCTTGTCTCTGTCCACGGCCGCGGGGACATCCTGGCGCCGAGTAACGACAGCATCTATTTCCCGGCGATCCCGGACGATGCCGACCCACATGAGCGCGACGATTTCGCGGCACGGCTCTACGGCGCCCGGCGCGTCGTCAAAGGTGAGATCGTGCTCGTCACAGTCCTGCCGGCCGGCGGGCGGCAGTCGGGCGGCGCGAAGATCGGCATTACGGTTGCCATGTTGGCCCTGTTCGCTTTCGCGGCATGGGCCGGCCCCGCTGCGGCAACGGGCCTCCTCGGGCTCCAGGCGGGCACGCAGGCGGCAGGCTTCGCTGGCAAGGCCATCACCGCCGGGATCATGATCGGTGGCGGTGCGGTGCTCTCCGCAGTCGCCAGGAGTGGCCAGAAGGACACGAAGGTCTACGGCGTCACCGGTGGCGGGAACATCCCGCGTCCGAACGACCGCATCCCCTTCGGCTCGGGTGTCTACTGGAACAACGCCGACCTCGCCCAGCCGGATTATTACGTTTTCGAAAACGAAACGGACACCATCCTTCGCAAGCGCGTTGTGCTCGGTGCCGGCAAATACAAGCTCGCGGAAATCCGGGTCGGGAACACGACGTTCTGGACCGGGGACCTTTCGCCGAACGGTGGTGTGGTAACCTCCGGCATCACCGCGCCATTCCCCAACTGCCGGTTCGAACTTCTCTATGGGCAGGCATCGACGCTGGTTCCAGCGTCAGTCATCACCAGCCCGAATGTCACCGGGCAGACGGTCCCGCTGTCCAGCGATGTGACGCCGATCCTTGGTCCTTTCGCGGTCAACCCTGTCGGAACCGAAGTCAACAAACTCCAGGTCGATTTCTCGGTGCCGAACGGCTACTCGCGAAACGATCACGAGACCACGCAGGACATCTGGTTCGAGTATGCCTCGATCAACAATGCCGGCGACCCGACTTCCTCTTGGCAGACGCTCTATCGGAACACCCGCCCGCTTTACGCCCGCAAGCCCCTCAGGTGGTCGAAGTTCATCGACGTACCGCCCGGCCGCTACGCGGTGCGGGTGCGGAACAACCGCGCGAAGATCGATGATGGCGACAACGTCGATTACTCGTGGGACGCACTTCGCGGCTACACGCCCGACACGATCATCCGGACTGGCCTGACCGAAGTGGCGATGGAGGTTCGCTCTTCCAAAGACCTCGGCGTCACGTCTTTTTCCGATGTCCAGTTCCGTCAGGTCAGAGTCGGCGAGGTGTTCAATGGCACGTCATTCGTCGAGGCTCCGATCCGGAAGTGCGTTGATTTCTATGTCGATCTCCTGCGGACGCACGGGCAGATCGGAGACGACCTGATCGACCTGTCCAAGGTGGTCGCCTACCGCGAAAGCTTGTCCGAATTCGACACCTTCGACGGCATGATCCGCGGGCCTGTCTCGCTATGGGAGGCAGCCAAGACGATCCTCGCCAACATGCGCGCCGAGCCGGTGCGTGTCGGTGCGGGCTTCTCGTTCGTCCGCGACGAGTTGAAGTCGGTGCGGCGGCACACCTTCTCACGCCGGCAGACTGTGCGTGGGTCGGTGAACATCGAATATGAGACGGAGGCCGACGACGGCTCGGCACATGTCGAGATCATTTTCAGCAAGGATGCCGACCCCAAGCAGCCGAATAGCGCCGAGAGCTATTATGGCCTGCCGTCTGTTTTCGGGCCGCGCCGCATCGAATGGCCAGGGGTATCGTCCTACGAGCACGCCATGCACATCGCCCGGTGGCTTTCCGCCGCTGGCTTCTATCGTCGGGCTACGATCTCCTTCGAGGCGGAACTCGCCGGCCGGCTGATCCAGCGTGGCGACCCCATTGCCGTAGATGCGTGGTTTGTGGATAGCCGCAAAGTGGCCGGCGTCCTTTCGGCCGTTGGCAATGTGCTGACCCTCGATAGCGACATCGTCATCGCGGCTGGCGATTTTGCCATGCTGCGGGACGATCAGGGCCGCGAGTGGGGGCCGGTTGCCGTCACGCAAGACCCGTTGAACCCGCGCATCATCGAACTGGATGCGGACGACGTTACGGCGGAGGAAAATGCTACAGGGATTGATCTCGCCGACGTGATCGCACCGCCGGAGCGCATGCCGACGACGATCATCATCGGCCCTATGGCCGAGCACGGCGAGCAGTGGCTCGTCCAGTCCATGCAGCCCCTCGCCAAGGGGCGGACGCGGATCACGGCGAAACTCGACAGTGCACTCGTTTACACAGCCATCGGTGAGGAGATCACACCGCAAGACCCGATTTCTTGGCAGCTTGTCCCGGCCGAAGCCCCGGAAATCATCAACCTGCGGGCCAATATCGTCCAGCACACATCGTCGCTGGTCGCGCAGTGGTCTATTACGGCGCAGGTCGGCGCTGTCCGCTACGAGGTCCAGATTGCCTACGCCGACGCCCTCGGCGACTG